GCAAATTTTTTGCAAGATAAAGCGGCTAACGTTTAATAAATAATTAAGTGTGGGCTTCGGCCCACACACAATTTAACAGGAGAAAACATATGTCAGGCGGCGGATCATTTTCAAGCGACCAAACAACCCTTTTATTAGATACTGTAGGTGCAGATACTTTAGCAAGAGCAGGTAGAGCTAGAATTACTTCTATTCAAGGAAAAGGAGTAGCAAGTTCTCAATTAAAATTACATAACGCAGCAACAGTGGGAGCTGTGGCAGCAGGTAATTTAGTAGCTACTTATAATTTTGGAACAGAAGGACTAGAAGTTTATGTACCAGGTTCTGGAATTCTTTTTGATGAAGGAATTGCATTTACTTTAACAGGTACGGGTGGAAGTGTTACAGTAACAATAACTGGCGGATAAGGTTTATACATGGCGACTATTACTTATACAGTTACGGTTGCAACTGGAACGAACCAATATAGTGCTAATGTAAATAAGTTCTATATTAACGGAGAAGTTAGTCCGGTTCTAGAATTGCAAGAAGGAAATACTTACATCTTTAATCAAGATGATAATAGTAATACAGGTCATCCTTTTAGATTTTCAGCAACAGCAAACGGAACTCACGGAACTGCTCCAGGTGGTGCTTCAGGAGTTGAATACACTACAGGTGTAACAACGGATGGAGTTCCAGGAAATGCTGGTGCTTATACTCAAATCGTTGTCGCTCCAGTACAAACTGTAGGCGCTCCGGTATTATTTTATTATTGTTCTATACATAGTGGTATGGGTAATACTGCTCTTACAAGTCCTCCAACTTCAGGTGAAACATTTTTTAATCCATCGATGGATGAAATTATTGAAGAAGCTTTTGAAAGAACAAGTATGAGAGGAACTAGAACAGGTTATCAATTAAGATCTGCAAGAAGATCATTAAATATTATGTTTTCAGAATGGGCCAACAGAGGCATTCATTTATGGAAAATAAAATTAGCTAAGATACCTTTAATACAAGGTCAAGCAGAATATAGTTTTGCAACTGATTCAGTTAATTTTCCAAATGATTTAGACGAAGTATTAGAAGCCTATTATAGAAATAATTCTACTCCAACTGCACCTGTAGATGTTGCACTTACTAAAATAGATAGATCAGCTTATTCACAAACACCAAACAAATTAACACAAGGCACACCTTCACAATATTATGCACAAAGAAAATTAAATCCAAGTATATTTTTATATGCAACACCTAGTGCTAGTATATCAAGTACAACTACACCAAGTAGTTTTCAATTTTGTTTTTATTATATGGCAAGAATTCAAGATGCAGGTGCATATACAAATACAGCAGATGTTATAAATAGATTTTATCCATGCATGATGTCAGGTCTTGCTTATTACTTAAGTTTAAAGTTTGATCCTGAAAGAACACAGTCATTAGAAAGAACTTATGAAAGTGAAATGTTAAGAGCACTCGATGCAGACAACCAAGGTACATCTAGTTTCATATCACCACAAACATTTTATGGAGATGGTGTATAATGGGTGGTTACGCTTCAGGAAAAAATGCTTTAGCAATTTCTGATAGATCAGGAATGAGATTTCCATATTCTGAAATGGTTAGAGAATGGAATGGTTCCTTAGTTCATTACTCAGAGTTTGAAGCAAAGCAACCACAGCTTTCTCCAAAACCAGTAGGTTCAGATCCACAAGCTTTATACAATCCAAGACCACAAAGATCATCTACAGCTGTTTTAATTTTATTAGATAACAATCCTTTTACAAGTATTATTCATAGTGGAACAACTTATGTAAATGTTTATTCAGAAGATCATCAAAGAAAAGCAGGAGACGTTGTAAGATTAAGAGGAGCACCCGAAGTAACAACTGCAGGAACAGGTGGAGCTGATGCTTTTAATTTACAACAATTTGCCAACATACCTACATTTGATAATGTAAGTGATTTAAATAATGTAAATGGTTTTACAATTGCATTAGGACAAATAGATTCTGCAGGAAATGTTACAGGAGCTACAACAACTGATCCTTTAACAAATCCAATAAGTTATTTTTATATAACTAGCACTAGCAATGCAACGACAGGTAATATACAAGGAGGAGGTCCAGCTTGTTCTGCAGGACCCGTAACACTAAAGGCATTATAATATGGCATACACATTAGCAAATTTAGAAAATGATATTAGAAACTACACAGAAGTAGATAGCACTGTATTTAGTTCTGCTATTCTTAATCCTATTATTAAAAATGCAGAAAACAAAATTTATAGAGAAGTAGATTCTGATGAAGAAAGACACTACGCAACTTCTAATACTATTAGAGAAAATAGATTTGTAACTATACCTGCTGACTTAAGATTTATTAGATACGTTCAATTAACTAATACTGAGGGAGATCAATTTTATTTAGAGCAAAGAGACACTAGTTTTATGGCTGAATACTACTCCACACCTAGTACACAGGCTGTAGGAATACCAAGATATTATGGTAACTGGGATACAGAATTTTGGGTAATTGCTCCAACACCTGATAAAACTTACAAAATTACATTAGCTTTTAATAAAGAGCCCGTTAGTATAACTAATACAACACTACCAACAACTGCTCCAGCAGCTACAAATGGAACTTATTTATCAAATAAATATCAAGATTTACTTTTATATGGTTGTCTGGTAAATGCATATGGATACTTGAAAGGACCTCAAGATATGATACAATACTATAATCAAGCTTATGAAAAAGCTCTGATGTCGTATGCGATTGAACAACAAGGTCGAAGACGCCGAGACGAATATCAAGATGGAGTTATTCGTACTCAATTAAAATCTGAATCACCATCAAGTTATTAATAATTAAGGAGATAAAATAATATGGCAAATATAGTACCTTTTTCATTCGCACAAGAACTGTTGAAAGGAAATCATAACTTTACAACTAGTTCTGGTAGCACATCCGGATATAAAATTTCACTGTACACAAATAATGGTGGTAATGTTGGAGCATACACTACATCAAGCACAATTGCATTATTAGGACCCTCTGGTGGAGGAGCACCTAACTTTGAAGTTGCTACATCAGGTGGAACTCAATACGCCGCAGAACAATTAGTTACAGGAACAGTTTCAAATTCAGCAAACGTTGCAACAGTAGATTTTTCAACGGACCCAGTTTGGGGTGCAGGAGGAGCAGGCCCAGCAACTTTTACAGCAAGAGGCGCAGCAATTTATAAAAATACTGGAACCCCTGCTGACGATTTGTTAGTAGTAGTTTTAGATTTTACAGCAGACTTTTCATGTTCAAATGGAACTTTTACAGTTACATTTCCTGCACCAACTGCAGGATCACCTACAGGAACAGATGCATTGTTAAGTATAACATCGTAATAGGAGTAAAAATAAAATGGCGTTAGTAATAAATGATAGAGTTAAAGAAACTAGTACTACTTCAGGAACTGGTAATATTACTTTAGCAGGAGCACAACAAGGCTTTATTACTTTTAATAGTGGTATTGCAACTCCCAATACAACTTACTATGCTATTTTTGAAACAGGAACTAGTAATTTTGAAATAGGAATAGGAACTCTTTCGGCTTCTACTACTTTAGAAAGAACTACAGTTATAAATAACTCTTTAGGAAACACTACAAAAATAAATTTTGGAAGTGGTACAAACAAAGATGTTTTTTGTACACTGCCTGCAAGTAAGGCAGTTTATTTAGACTCAACAGGCACACCTGTTGGTGCAGCAAGCGACGGTTTTGCTGTAGCAATGGCGATTGCCTTATAATATAAGGAATAAAAATTATGGCACAAAATTTTGCATCAGTAACAGCTCAACTAGGAACAGGAACTTCAACTTTATATACTAATTCAAGTTCAAGTCCTACTTCAGCAGATGCTATTATAGGTATTAGAATGGCTAATATTTTAACAACAGCAATTACTATTTCAGTCTTTCTTTCTCCAACAGGAT